TGGCATTATTAGTTACTTTAATATGGAAGTTTTTATAAGATGGTTTATATACTGCCTTAGAATTAGTACTTAAAGTTGCATTACCAGCAGCAGTATTATCATCATATGCACCACTTCTAGGAGTATCATTGTTATAAATTACAAATGCATTATCATCTTTTTGTAGTCCAATACCAGTAAATTGAGCAACAACCATGGACTTAAATCCAGTGGACTTGTTACCATCAGCAACCATACCACACATACCATAAACTGATCTTAATGAACAGTTAAAGATATATGGTGAAGATGATGTTACTGTATCAGAAGTAAGTGTTAATGTAGAACCTGTACTGGATGGTGCTGCTGAAGAAGGTGCGTCCTGTACAATGTACTCAACTGTTGTGTTACTAGGTCTTCCAGATACAACAAATTGTCCATCATATCCAGATGCAGTAATTCCTGACACACGGAATGGAGTATCTACATCCAATCCAGTAATGGCAGAATCCATCGTTACTGTAATTGTAGTAGTTGCAGTTACACCGTCACCTGCTCTAATACTACTAATTCCAACAGATTTACCTGTAGAACCTACAATGCGATATTCATCAATTTTTGGTTGTATGTCAAGACTAGTACTTGGATAATCTGGTGAAATTGCACGTCCAGATGATTGTCCATATACAAGACTAATCTTCTCATAATACATATCCAGGTCTGTACGACCAGTCTTAAATGTTAAGAATGTATCATTAATATCAACACCATTTACACCATCAGCAAACTCAAAACAAGTTAACTTATGGTGAGAGAAATTAGGAACAAACTCATTTACCGTATAATCCTTATAGCACTTACCATTAGGATTTGCATCAAACATGGTAAATTGCCAAAAATAGCAATCTCCTGTGATTCTGAATAAACAAGATCTCTCAATATCATCATTTGTTGGTGAAGGAACATATTTTGGTCTAAGTTTGGTTTTTCTTAAATCCAGACCAACAATAGATGTACCACGAGGAACTATAACACCACCATATACACTATTCAGCTTATATAACTCATTATCAGAAGAATCTAAATCGAAATTCGAGGTTAAATCAAATGCAGGTAAATTATCGGATGTCGCACCATTTCTTAATTTGAAATTATTAGTACCATCAGGAATAAAACCAGGTCTATTATCTACTACATGTTCTCCAGGATATAACAATACTGTGGTTTTACCAAAACGGTCATTATCCAAACCTTTCTGATAAGAAAATCTTGATGCCTCAATAAGAGCACGTTGGATCGTCTTAAATGGGCGAGTTAAGGAATTACCCTGATTTTCTATACTATCGGTAGCATCCAAATCATTTGGATTTACGTAGAGGATCGTCCCCCTAGTCGATTTCAGAAAATTATCTAATCTGGAAAGACCCATTTTATCAGCACTATAGTTCTTGTTATGGATTATTTAGCTTTCGTACTGTCCCTCATATTCGTGCCTTTCCACCATATGCTCGATAGTATTAGCAATATCATTCATTGCATCCCGAATATGGAATTGTTGACCCGACTCATGCTTTCCACTGACGGGATCCACGAAGGTCCATCGCCATTGTTTCATATTCTTGGAATACCAGAGCTTTATATCCATATTTTATTTATTCCAAAATTCCTTGCCAAACCTTACGCGAGGAAAAAATTGGCAGGATTTTTTTCCCACTATTTTGGAATTAAAAGTCGATTTTCCCTGAGAGAGGCTCTGCATAAACTAATCTCTCTTCAGGACATGTAGCACGTACCAACTTTAACACAGTCATAAACTGCTCAGTGTCATCACAATTTACCTCTTTAGTATCCCCTTCACTTGAATAAAGATAAAAAGTTTTCTTTGCAGGATCAACCACGCACTTCATCAAATATTCTTCGTCTTCCATAGGTTCCAGACTAATTCACCAAATATATCACAAGTTAACCTAAAAGTCAACCCGTAATTGTGTTCTGTCCAGCATATTTGGGATCATTAGCATCAGGATCAGGATAATCCTCCCATGTTTCACCTTGATACTCTACAGTTAATGGATTAATATCCTTCCTCTCTCCATACACATGGAAGAAGCAATCTATTGGCATTCCACCACGAGCCTGAAGATATATTTTTTCACTGTCCCATCTCTTTACAATAACGTCTTGATGAGCACCTATAGGTTGTAATTGTACTGAAATACTTGTTTCGTGTACTAGATCCTTCCAATAAGAAGGTAGGATAATAGCCTTTTCATTCTTAATTCTTCCTCTATGATATACACCAACCTCAGCACCCTCAATACAAGCATGTGCAAGACGATTTCCTTCACCTAAACTTGGATGAACAATATCAAACTTTTTAGGAAGAGCATCAGCAACTGAGTGTCTTGCTTCTAATCTTCCAGTAGAAATACAGTCAACAGATCCAGTTGTATATAAATCTCCCTCAACATATAAATTTCCTTTTACTTTTATTCCGGTAGGAAGATTTCCTGAAACACCTATAGAACTTTCTGGAGTAATTGAATCAGGATCATCATTCGTACAAGCACCTACCATTAATGTTGCTTCAGCCGCACCAAATTGAGTAGGTCCACCAACAACCATTGGACCTTCTACAAGTGCTGATCCATTAATCTTCTGTCTTCCTTCCTTAATAGCCGCACAAACTCCAGTTCCTACTTTGAGTTGTCCACCAACGTTTACGTCATCAAACTGCATTACTATACCTCCCCGTCGCTAAGATCGTTTGCTAATGTTCCTGCTGCTAGTGCTGCCTGAGCAATAGCATAGTTTCTTCCACCCACTTTAGAATTTTTAAGATAACATCCATCAGATACTCCACGGAAAATGGATCCATACATCTGAAGGATACCATTGGCAACAACTTCACCAATACCTGGTGTAGAAACTCTAAAAAATGCCTTGGAACTTATCATTGTTTTCTTAGAATTAGTAATGATACTTTCCGTTGCTTCCATTTTAATATTACCTTTGGCACCACCTTCACCAACAGCAATTAATTCTATATCAGTTGCTTGTAATCTAATCTTTCCATTCGTAGCAGTAATACAAATATTACCATTCTTTGCATTAAGAATCAAGCTATCTTCTGCTTCTTCCATGGCACTTCCACACTCCACATTAAAAGCACCAGGACCAGTAGCAACAGTCCATCCTTTTCTTTGACCATCAATGTCTAAGGATAACTGATGTTCTGCATCAGGTGTTTGGAGTATAACACCAGCAGTTACATCACCTTGCTTGTGAATATGACCTAACCTAATAGATCCTTTGTCATTACCCCAACCAACCTCAGTATAGTTCTGCTTGGCAGTATCAGTAGGATTATCTCCTGTTTCTTTATCAGGAATCCTATCATTAATAGTATTAGGAGCAATTGCCATATTAATTACCTTTAAGTGAGATTGTCAGGAGTTCCTGGAAGATTGAGTCTCCTATCATTATTAGAAACATCGCTACCCTGTCTAAGGATTGCAGATGGAGGTGTTGTAACCTCAGCATCAATACTTTCTTGCATTGTATCATAAATTTGTACTAAATCACCAGCAGTTTCATACCAACCAGCATAACGAACACCATCTTGATAGAATACAGCACCATAGTAAGGTCTACCTTGATAATATCCTGTCTGTTTCAGACCAACAAGATCAGTTACCTGAACTAATTTATCTGGGTCAGCAACAATAGGATCACGAACTACCTCAAATACTGGAGTACCACTAAAATTAACACCAGTATCAGACTCTATTGTAATATCAGGAACTGCATCAAATCCGATTCCAGGATCATCAATACATACCTTTTCAATTTTACCAAAAGGACCACACTGACATAAAGAAAGTTTTGCACCATTATCAGGAGTAATTCTTACCTTATCCTTAGCACAATCATAGTTAATACCAGGATCTTGGATAACAATCTCCTTTAATCTTAATGCCGCAGGATATGTATCACCTGTAGGAACAGGATATCCATTACCAGGATCATCAACAATGACTTCAGTAACAACTCCTTTTCCTTTTACTTTCTTAGGGCAGGGAGGAGGAATCAAAGATGCACTTACACCAATAGGATTATCTTGCCATGATTTAAATACTCCTGTTCCCACACTCATATTAGTATAGATACGTAGCACAAATCCTGTAGGATTATTAAGGAATTTATCTCCACCCTCAGGAAGATTCTCCACTTCCACTCTTATCTCATGACGACCTTTAGATATCTTCACTGGATCATTAGTATATTCATTTAACTCATAAGTTTTAGAACTCAAAACTTTCTGACCATCAATGAATAATGTTCCAATATTATCTGCTAAGAAAGTTATTTGATAATCTGCTGTATGAGGAAAATCCACTCCCTTCCATGTCATTATTTTATTTCCAATAATATTAGGATTATTCTCTGTTAAACTTTGAGAAGGTGTTCCTATAGGAGAAACTCCTTCTCTGTTTATTATTTTACCCCATCTCTTATCCTGATAATGGAACAGATGAGGACCAGTATAAGTAATACCTCCTCTTGTTTCTCCTGATGCCACACCTCCAGAAACTTTTGTTTCACCAGTTATCACAAACTTAGCTCTATCTCCTTGTAGATCAAAAAATCTTCCTTCACTAGCCGAACATATAAGATCAGTCCAATCAGCATCAGTATGATCTTCCATCTGTAAGATAGATTCGCCAACTGTTCTCAATTTTATATCAGGTTGAGCACCAAATGTAAGTGTCTCTGTTTGACTTCCTCTTGTACCTTCTCTTCTCCAAGTTCTCCCTTTAATTGTAACAGCATCTACTGCACGACCTGCTTGACTCTTATCCTTCCAAGAAGCAGTTATTTTAGCATCAGATCCACTTGCAATTAATTTTTTACCATCAGAAGAGAATTTTGCATTTCCACGATCAATGTCCAAAGCAAAATTAGTATCATTACCATGACCATCTTTTAATTCTATTCTTTTACCACCTTTAGTAACTCTAATAGTCTCATTGGCAGAATGTAAATTATTATATGAAATATTATATTCATTACTCCCACCTTCTCTACTACTAAAAAGTTGGACATCATATATTTTATTAACTTCTACATCTCTTTCAAGAGTTTTGTTTATTTGACCTTTTTTCCCCTGACCAGCTGGAGTAAAAGGTTTTGTCTCAAAAATACCCAACTCATCTATTCTTATACTATTAGCAAACATAGATCCAGTAGTGATCTTAAAGTTTACTGTTTTACTCTCAATCTTAGCAGCCTTACCACCAATCCAATCAAGAGTATTAAAAACTTTTTTACTTATTACTTTAGTATCCTCAAATTTATAATTTTCAGCAACAACTTTGAGTTCTCTCAAACCTTTACTCATGAAGAATAATTTCTCTCCATAAGTTGCATTTCTTCTCCGTGAAAGATCTAATATCTTCTCATCATCCACCCAAAACTCAGCAATATCATCTGCTTCCATCTTAATCTTAAAGAATCCATCATAAGGAACCTCTTTCTTCCAAACATTAATAAACTTAACTCCTCCACCTGAACTACTAGCATCATCAAAAGGTGGAATTGGTGACATACCATACTTATTAAGAAACTTACCCCACCCATCTCTTCTTACAGGGAACCATTTTTTATCCGCATCTGGAAATCTAGTAGTCCAGAAAGGATTATTAGGACATCTTCCCTCTTGTTGAGGAACAGGTTGCTGAGGAACAGGAGGTAAAGGTGCATCAATAGTCAATGCCACTCCCATTGGATTCTCATTCCAAGATTTCTTAGCCTCTATTTCTTTCTCAGTAAATGTAGTCTGAATATTAATTGCCAATGCCATAGGGTTAATACCCTTAACATTTCTATCTATCCTATACTTACACCTATTTCCTTGAGGACTATGGAAAGTACCCTCAGTTACTGTACATACAAGATCCTGCCAATCACCATCCTTCCATTCCTCCATCTCCAATCTCTTACCATTATCCTTTACTCTTATTCTTACATAATTACTCTGATCACTGTTTACTATAACATCATAATCCTTCTCAGCAGTAACCTTCCTTGTAAAAGATTGATTTAATTGGGTGCCTTTATAATCCTTACCTACTGAGAACACTCCTGGAATAGTAATCTTATTAGCATAAGTAGCATTAGTAGTTACCTTAAAAGTAACCTCACTAAGTTGTTCTACCTTCCCATCAGGTCCCTTAAAAGAAAAACTACCACCAGCTTTCTGGAATAAATCAGCACTAATAACATGGACACCTTGCTCAATATATCTCGTTACCTTTAACTTACCTGTACCAACTGAAGTATCATCAATAAAACCTTTCTTATTAATTCTAACCTTATCACCAATAGAAAGTTCAACATTATCATCAACTTCTACTTCAATATCATAGTTGCCATCAATAGGAAAATTAACAGCAGGCCATACTATTTTATGAGTTCCTGCATAAGGATTACCAGTAAGTTGTTGGTTAGTATCAAAAGGACATACACCATAATCATTTAAGAATCCACCGCGTGAATATACATTTGTTCTCCACAATTGTCGGTTAGCTTTATTAATATAATCAACCGTGTTAAAAATATTTCTCGTTTGTTCAGATTTAGTATCCGTTGATTTTGCCTTAGGAGTAACCTTTTTAGTAGGAGGATAAGGAACACTAAAATATGCTATGTTTCCTTTTATATCCGTAAACTGACCTGAACTAGCAGTACATACAACATCAGTCCAATCATCATCAGTATGATCCTCCATCTCAATGATATTAGAACCTTTAGTTCTTAACTTTATTTTAGTATTATCTCTACTAGTAAAGATTACCTTATACTTCTCTCCAAATTTTACATCTCTCGAAAAAGTCTCATTAATCTGTCCTTTTTGTCCTTTTCCAAGTTCTGTAAATGGTTTTGCAATATTAAGATTAAGTCCTTCTATCCTAATTCCATTAGCAAACATGGAACCAGTAGTAATTTTAAAATCAACTTTACTTGTAGATGGTGGAGGTTCTTGTTGTTGAGGAACCGTCTCCATAATAGGTTCATTATAAAGATCTAATCTAATCTTATGAGACCCACCTTTAAGAGTCTTCTTAATAGGATTAACTCCACCCCTAAAATGATCTAACTCAGAAATGAATTGATTATCTACATACAACTTTGCTTTATTATCCTTAGCACCTCTAAAAATATACTCACCTTCATAAGGAAAAACCTTCTCCCACTCAAAAGTATACCACTTACCAGCAAAGTCAGATGGTTTTGCATTAGAAGGTGGCTTAGGAGATAAAGCATACTTATTCATAAACTCACTCCATGCAGGATGCTTCACCCTATAAAATGCTCTAGTAGTTTGCCCTGTAGAGGTTACCTTTAGAGGTGGATCCATCTGTGTGGTCCACCAATTCTTACCTGCTGCTTGTACGTCTATAATATACTGATCTATGACCTTAGCAAACTTATCCTCTCCTTGTTCAGTATAAACTCTAGGATTCCAAGGTCCTAGATCTTTTCCATCAGGAGTCCACTCTTTTCCCCATCCACCTTCAGGAGGATCGCATATTTCATACTCCTCAAAATCTTCTTCTTCCGAATAAACTATCTCTGTTTCTATAGTTTCACCCATAATGGCACGAGCAACTGACCCTGCGCCAAAATTACAATTATCTTTTACCTCTACCTTAGGGGGATATTGATACCCAAATCCACCAGAAACTAAATCAACTGCTAGAAGTCCACCATCTTTACCAATAATAGGATTTCCTTGAACACCTACTCCTCCACCACCCATAAAGATAACCTTTGCTGGTCCACAAGGAGCCTCTAATTGCAATCCATCTACACAAGGTTCTGGTATATCTTTATCTGTGGGTTGTAACCTATTGACTTCATTGATATTTAAATATTGAATATTCTTTCTTGTCTTAAAAATAAAAACAGTCCCAGGATTTAACTTAGCATAAGAATTGGCTTCACAAATGGTCACCCCCGATACATATCCTCTATCAGTAGAGATGTACCCGACTTTAATTCCTTCTTTAGTAGGTGGACCGAAAATATCGAATGATGCCATAGGTATATTTATTAAGAAATATTTAAGTTACTAACAGTCTCATTAATCTTCTGCGAAGCTTGCCCTAAAGCAACATCAACTTGACCTTTAACTGGTTCAGCAAAAGAAAGTTTCTCAGGAACCTTAATAACATCTCTTGCTTTACCAACTGCCTTCTGAATAGCATCAGCACTTGGAAGTTCATTATCTCCAGCAGCACCACTACCCTTTGTTAAAGTATAGAAGTCTGACATTGCAGGATTAGGTGGAAGTTCAAAGTCAAAAAGATTAGCTTTAATATTCTCAAAAGATAATGCCTGTGATAAATTACCACCAAAATTACCAAGTTTAGGAAGTATATCTCCCAACACCTGACCTATATTAGGACCGGAATCGGCAACAGAACCAGAAGTATCACCTGGTGTAACAGGACCTGCAGTAGCTTTTGCTTCTCCTGGATCAACAATACTAAGGACAACTACTCCACAATTATTACCACTACCATCTTGAATAACTGTTAATAAATCTCCCACTGTGTATCCACTACCAGGATTTTCAACTGTTATACCACCATTCGCAACTGAATCAACAGTACCTCTAACTTGATCAATGGTAAAAGTAGCATCAGAAGTACCACCTGGTATAGTAATAACATCACCCGATTTATAATTTGATCCTGACTCACCATTTGTTGCCGAAGTAATACCAGTAATCTCTCCACCTGAAACAGTATAATCAATCTGTAATCCAGATCCTGATCCACCTGTCACAGAAGAATTAGCTGATCCAACAGCATATCCTGCACCACCCTCCGTTAAAGTCATATCAGCTGTATAAACCACACCACCACGAGGAACTATAATATTAACTTGGAAACCCGTTCCAGTTCCACCCGTAACTCCACATCCTGTCTGTGTATGATACTTAGTACCACCTTGAGGTAAATCATCCTCTTCCTCATCCGTAATCTTAATAATCTTTCCTAAGTCAGTCTTATTATATGCTTGTGCCCGAAGTTCTTGATCAGTTGCTTCCAACTGACTTTGCATATCTCCTATAAAACGATTGTAATTATTAACAAGATCATTATTCGCTTTATTAATTGCATCCTTCTGTGCATAAATTGCCTGTCCTATAACATCCTCAGCAAAACATACAGGAACTACTGGAGTTCTTGCTTCACTCGTAACACTAGAAGTAACAATTCCCACCCCAGTATTTTCTTCAGAACCAGACTGTTTCTGTTCTAATATTTCTACTGCTGATTGAGAATTAGAATCAGCAAAATTAACTCCACTTAAAGATTGTGCCTTTGCTTTCTGCTCTGCTGGCCAAGATCCATTGGGTTTCATTCCTAAAGCATTCTTAAGAATACCTTCCATCTGACCACACATTTCTTCAGTGATATCATTATATTTCTTCATTGTATTGGTAGTATTCAGAAATTTCTGATCACCAAACATATATCTCATACTAGATGGCATTGCCGCTACCGTTGCTTGCAATTCCTTATTCAAAGACTTAGAAGTATACTCCATCATCTTATCCATAATAATCTTTTGGAACTTAGCAACCTTACACGCGGTTAACCCAACTTCTTTATCAATCATAGACCTATCAGGAGGACTAGATACTGCATCAATATAACTGTTCAAAGAACCAAAATACTTATCAACTTTAGATGTAAGATTATCAATTTCAGTTTGCATTGCTTTTGTTGCTGATCCAACCACATCATCAGGTTTCATCAACACAATCTTTTCTCTATACTTATCCTCTCTCTTTACATCTCCTGCTGGTAACTGATGCATTGCATCAGGATTCTCCATCGTTGCTCCTGGTTTAGCAGAAGAAGATGGAGAATTCTCAGCACCTACACGATTCTTTATTCCTTGCTTAACTTTCTGTTTAATAAAGTCTTCTGCATTTGCTCCTGTTAAACCATCTAACTGAGCTTGCTGTTGAGCATTCTGTATATCATTCTGTTGTGCTTTAGTTATAGGTTGGTCAGTACGTAGACCAAACTTATTCGTCTTAACTCCAGGTGGAGATGGTGCTGCTTCTTTTGATACCTCTGGTGATTTTGGTTTCTCTGTTACCAATCCTTCATCAGGAACCTTTGATTTTGCTGTACCCTTTTTAGGATCTTTTCCTTCAGCAAATCCACTATAAGCAAGACTTCCTGGTTGAGTATTAGTTACTTTATCACCTTCAATCTTACCAGTAGGAAGTAATGTCTGAGCATTATTCCCCAAGCATCCCATGATGACAGGCATCTGCATGTTCTGCCCATCCATATAGAATCCAAACACAAACATCCCCTGACGTAGGTTGGATGTTTGGAATGAATTATATAATCCTGTACCTGCAGTAACAGGATACATTATATTTGCCCAGGGTAAATCCTCCGGAGGAATAGCAGTCTCCCCTTGGTCATGGATGCCCATGATCCTCACCTTATATCTCATACCCCATCCAGGAATAGTATCCTTATTCCCGAACTTCGCCGCCATAATATTATCTCTCCAGTAAGAGTCGTCAGTAATCTGACCAATCCACCAGAGAAAATTGGCTCCTAGTACATCAGAATTAAATAGGGATCCTCCTTCCATAGATTATTCGTCGTATACTCTACACTCTTCTGCGTCAGGATGATTATCACAATAGACTTCTAAATGCTTATCCTGATGTCTAGTGTGCCAATCATTAATACCAGTTTCTGGTTCATCATCTTTATGGTACTCCTCATAATAAGCATGAGCACTCTCTAAGTCTTCCTTAGTGTACTCCATCTTACCATGATTAATATGTTCCTTGCCATCTTTAGGGTCAAGGTAGACTTCGTGGTCTAAATCGTGTTTAATTTCTTTAGTCATAAGTTTAGTTCCTAGGCTTTGGTTTTCTTCCGAAGGAATCTCTAACTAAATTGAGTTTAGTTAGTGTATTTTTAGCAGAAATATAATGACATAAATCCGCTATAATATATATTCCACCTGTTCGAGTATTTTCTTTCTCATTTTCAGGATCTCCTGCTAATTGAGGAGCATCTACAAATATAGCATCTCCTGCATGTAAAGTGAAGTCCCCAGGAATAGTTAATGTTGTCTTTTGAGAAAATAACTGGTTCCTTCTCATGATACCCTGGTTTAACCATTCCTTAGGTTTATAATTCTCATCCTTAGACTTCTGAAGTTGCTCTTGACCTTTACCAGTTCCACTACCAGTAGGTAATGATCCTGGATCCAAAAGCATGTAAGTAGTCCTAGAAAAATCTTTATTCTTACCTTCCTTATCAAATTCTTTATTCAAAACAGGTAACTCTTTTCCTGCGAGACTTAACTTATCCTCTACCGCCTTTGCTTTAGGTGCAACTACTTCATAATAGCAATTAAAAGGATTAAAAACAATCAAACGAGTAGAATAAGCTCCCATCTTCAATTTCTGTTGTATATTCACCGCATTAGATACTGAATACTCCAATGCTTTCACATCATATCCTTCTGGAGGTGTATCATTTTCGTCAGGTGATTCATTATAAAGAATATATTTCTTTATAGGATTCTTTTTCTCATCAAACAAAGAATCAATTGACTTAAAATGTAATCCTTTAGCAGTCTCCCAAAAAAGAAATCCTGCACTTACTCCAGTTTCTCCACCACCTTCTGCTAACTTAGGGACTGCTCCTCTTGATAACCAATTGATAAGATAAAAAGGTTTCTTATTATTACCTACAAAATTATAACTGTTCTCAGTATCTTCAATATCTAATTCCTTTGCCTTAAACCCTTCTGCTTGTTGTGCTTTATCTGTTGGTCCAAGATACTCTTTATCCTCTAGCATCTTTTTAACATGCTCAGATATTTTACCATCCATTCTAGTATTAACTCTCACCTTTTCATTCATAATATACTCTCTAGATGCTAGTTCTAACTGAACTACTTCCTTTCTAGTATCTTCTGTAAGAGGATTAACTTTGTTCACATATAAAGGCATCTCTAATTTATTCTGATTATTATCTTGTATCTTAATAGTAACTGTTTCTTGCCCAACAATAGGTAGTCCTTCCATAGCAGACTTATAATTCTTGGGATCATTTCCTGAACCTATTGTATTACCACTATCACTATAAGATACTACTGCTCTAATAGAATCTTGTAAGATACTTTCATAGTACAAGAACACCATTACACCATTAGCAAGGCTCACCGTCTTATCTGTTTTGTTGGATTTAATATCCATCATCTCAATAGCAGATCCCTTACCCTCTACGTAAGTAGCTTCTGCTGCTCTTGCTCCTGTTATCTGTGCCATGTGATATTACCTCTAATACTATTTAACCAAAGAAATCCAAGTCTTCATAAGGATCTCCTCCTCCACTTACAACCATAGGAACTATAATCGGTTCTCCTGCTGCCTTTGCTTCTCCCATTGTTTGAGGAGTAGTTTGTGGATTAGGAACTTTAATTATAGTAGGACCTCCTTGTTCTTCATAAGGAGCATAAGAATTAATCTTTTCAATCACTCCTTGTGCTCCATTCTTTTGATTAGCAGAGATTAAATCAGAGTTGTCAAAAACCATATCCCATTCTTGAGTAGATTGATCCTTCTCTTTACCCGCATCTTTTTCCGGAGCACCAACTTCTGCAGGAGGTTTTTCACCACTTCCCGTTTTTTCTTCACCAGGAGGGAAGAAAGATTTAACTAATAAAGGAGCAAATTTCCATGGAAGAAATAGATTTAACAGATTAGGGAACTTAACTACCTGATCATTCTCTACATATCCCAACCCAGATAACCAATCTTTTAACCCTAGAACTTCTGATATCTTAGTCGCAGCAGCACGTCTTCCCCATCCTTCTGCTATAGAAATAGGATCTGTCTTAAATAAATTCTCAACAAACCTAGTAATTCCTCCACCAATCCAATCTTTTACTGCTTTACCTGCATTAAGGACAGCCAAAAGCTGTTGTTTCAATTTTTCACCTACCGCTTTTATCCCTCCACCAAACATTAAGGTGTACAACATGTCACCTACAAATACACCAATCGTTTCTCCAAGTATGGTTCCAAGAATAGGTATTGGTATAAAGGTTCCAAGTGCTCCACCTAATGCAGCACCAATGGTCTTAAATAATGCCTGACCTATTGGATCTCCAGATATAATAGAGACAATACCAACAACAAGTGGACCAATAATAGGAATCCTTCCAAAGAATTTAGAAACAAATGGTTTAGCACTCTTCATTGCAGGAGCAATAAAGTTTGCTGCTTTACCAAATATCTTTGCAGCAAATCCACCAACCTTACCTGCTACTTTTCCTCCTACTTTTCCACCAATTTTAAGAACACCTTTTATACCTTTAAGAGCCTTTCCACCCCATTTTCCAGCACTCTTAAGAACATTCTTTCCTATCTGACCTGCTTTACTAAGTAATCCTTTAGCAAACCGAATAGCTTTCTTAGCAAATCGAAGTGCTTTCTTAACAATTATCCGTGCAATTCTAAATGCTCTTGTTATAGAATTAATGAGTGCCTTAACTAACTTCTCACCAATTATCTTCCATACTAAGAATGCATTAATAAAATTCTTAAGAACACCTAACAAACCATTAAAGGCTTTCTGTGCTCCTTCACCAAAGGTATCTCCTACCCATCTACTTGCACCATCAACCAATTTATATCCCCAATCAATTATAGTCACACCTACATTAAGAAGCCATCCTGCTGCAATTAAAAGACCATCTACTACTAGAGCTGCACCTTTAATAAAAGGCATCAACTTAGGTAAATGATCAAAGAAAATCATAAAGAGTCTACCCATTACCACAGTAGTAATGAATTTCCATATCGTCCCAAAGATACCTGCACCAGGTATACTAGGCATCTTAAATTTACTCTTGACCTTGGGTACTTTCTTCTCTAGATTTGCTTCCTGTGTCTTATCTTCCTCATCCTTAGCTGCTTGACGTTGATCTTCTCTTATCTTTTCTTTAACAGCATTAGACCCTGCTAAAAGTTTCTCTACCTTGACTATCTTAGTCTGAATAGTCATCAAAGCAGCCTTAGGAGTAGAAGTATCATCACCTCCACCACCACTGTCAGTAGGAGGTGCCTTAACTAGTCCAGTAGGACCAGTAGGAACTAAAGAAGTACTAGGACGAATAGCAAGTGATCCTCCTTGATCTTCACCCCCTCCCATGGCTTCTTGTGCCTTTGCTCTTCTATTCTTTACATTCTTCTTTCTATTCAACAGTTTGTCGGCAGCGATCTTCTTAGCACCGCCTTTGACTGCTCCTAATGCTGCTTTTCCTAGTGCTGCCCAAGCCATAATATTATATCGTTATCCCTAAAGTTTTAACCTTAGCACTAGATATCATTGCTCCAGCATCAAACTGAGGTAAGTCTTGTCTAGGTGCTTCACCTGCAGCAACTCTATTCTGTGCTGCTATCTCTTTATCATATGCGACTGTTGTAGATGATCTATCTCCAGGAGGACCTATCTCTGCTCCTCCTTTTTGCTTCTTAGCAAGTTCTGGATGATGTACTTCTATATGTTGGATCGTAGGATTAATAGTAGTTCCTTCTTGTTCCTCAAAATTATGTAAAGAAACATGCATATTAGAAATAACTTTCCTGACCCCTTCCATCAAAGGTTTCATAATCATCTTGACCATAGGATGATTTTCTGCCATCTTACCCAGGACTCCACCAATACCACTGAAGAAACCACCTTTCTTTTCTTCTTGTACTTCACCACCACCAGAATATCCCCTAACAATAGGAGCTTGTGGTTTTATTATCTGTCCTCCTCCATGATATCTTGGTATATTAGTTCCTCCAGCAGCAGCATTCATTCCTGCTAGAGTATCACTACCATATGCTTTTACTGCACCTTTACTCATGACAAACTCACCAGGAGTAAGCATTGCAGGAACAGTGTCTCTATCACCCGAACCTGGAACCACCCCACCTTTATTCATTTGCTCAGGTGCTGTACCAGGATCTGATCCCAAGTTTGGATCTGGTTCTTGCTGTCCTTCTATCTGCTCTACAGATTTCTCTGCATCTTGTCCACCCCTCTCAACCTCAGCAGTCTGTGGTGCTTCTTCTTTAGTGGGTTCTATTCCTGCTTCCTTACCAGCACCCTCCATCTCACCATCCAATGCCTTATTCGCATCTTTCTCTGCTTTATCTCCTTCTTTATTACCTCCCGTTATAAATTTCCATACATTTTTTATTCCATCACCAAGAAATTTACCTACAGCAACAATTTTAGGTATACCCCACCACAATAATGCAATAATTCCTGGTATTAAAAAGAGTCCGGGCATGAATGCCATAAGACCTGCCACTATAACAGGCCACCAGTCCTTAAGGAACCTGAATATAACAGGTATCTTATCTGCATTCTTTTGGAACCAATCAAAGAGTTTCATTACAATTCTTCCTAAGAAAACTTTCTTAAGGAAGTCCCAAATTCTCTCAAAGATACCCATTGCGGGTTTAATAAATGACTGAACACTCTTCAGTGCTACACCACCTAACTTCTCTAACTTATTCTCTGCACCCTTTCTCTTCTTCTTCTCTGCTGCTTTACGTGCATCATCAGCAGCTTTCTTATCTCCTTTAGCACCATCAACTAATGTTTGATTAATATTATTAAGACTACCATTAATTGCCTGAAGAGGTGCTAACAATCCACCAGTATCTTCTTCTGCTGGAGAATCAAAATCAACATTTGGATTTAAACTCTTATCTGGACGTATAGCAAGTCCACTAGCACCTGTAGTATCTGCAGCAACCCTCTGTGCTCCACCTACTGAACTACCTTTCTTAAAAGCATCTGCACTTATCTTTCTTCTTCTTGCTTTGAGTTCTTTCCTTGCTTCCTGTTGTAAGATTGATACATAATCTCTATTATATTCACCACCTAAACTTTTATCAGCATTAAAATCATTTACAGCATTACTCAATGCCTTATGGTAGGGTGTCTCATCATCGAGATACCCATACTCTACAAGTATATCTAAAGCTTCAGTAAGTTTTTTAGTCTTAGCGGTTGGCATTAGCCTGTTGTTGTTTGCGTTTTAATTCTTCTTCCTCAAGATGTTGTTGGAGAAGACCCACATAGATGTCTCGTTCCCAAGGCATCATATTTTCAATCTCTGTTAAGCTATATTTATGGTACTGCATCAACGCAAAATTGAGCCTGAAATAACTTTCCAGGTTCATGTGTACCATAGCTACCCGAAAAAAGACGCTAATCCCTCCAGTACCACGTCACTTTCTACTCCAGTCTTAGGATTCTTTACCTTAACATCATGCTTAAGTTTAGGCATTGTCTCAAAGAATTTCTCAATTTCCTTAAACTGAGCAGAGTTCATTGACTCTAAGAATTCATTGACTTCCTTCTTAGTACAATCAGCAGTAGCCCATACCTCATCTTCACTATAGATCTTATCAATACAAGATGCAATCAACTGGAATGACTGATCCATTTGATTATCTTCATTAAAATCAAAGTTATTCTTAATGAACTCATCCAATGAAGGATATTTCATTTCCATCATCAAATTAGCATCAAGTTTAATTTGATTGGTATGACCTTTCTCTTTATAAATTTCAATATCATCAAGGCTAATATAAACAGGAACCGAAGTCTCTCCATCATCCGGACAAATAATATTTACTTCCAGTTCCTCTCCAACAGATTTACCTCTGATGTTAAGGAAAAGATATTCGATGTCAAACGTAGGAAGTTGTTCTACTTTAATTCCTCTTGTCTGTACACAAGATTTAAGAACTGCTTTAATAGCATTCGTAATCTGTTTATTATCCTCACTCTCCAATGCAATTACTAATACTTTTTCTTCTTTAACTAAAAAAGGTCTATAAGTAACTGTCTTTCCTGTCGAGGGTAACTCCAACTGGTAAGTCGGAGTTGCAATTTTTGGTAAAGGCATAATGTCCTAATACAATTCAGTGTAATTTATTTAGAAGAGATTTCTAACTGCTCTTCCAGCAAGTCCTCCAGCAATATCTCCAAGGAAATCATTGCCAGTTAATCTATCTACTGCCTGATCTGCAACCCTAGCAGCAAGATTAGAAAGTCCATTACGATTAAACATCGCTTGTTGAAATGGATTAAATGCTCCACCACCACCTCCAGGTAAAGATTTTATCACATATCTCACATATGTCATCTGTACACTACACTTTAACAAGTCCGATCCATCATATGTAACTGGCATAGAAGTTATACTACGAGGATAACTCCTTACAAATGTGTATTGTAATTGACCACCAGCATACGTCTTCCCGTCATAACTTGTCCTCTCAAACTTAGTAACCCTTAACCCCTGAGGAGACACATAATTATCAGGATACTTTGCTCGATAGTTATAATTAGGATTCAATGCATCATTCTGATCCTCATTAACAATCTCACTAATCCAAGTCTCAAAGAATTTAATTGGCAAATAATTACCAGCATCTACATAAAAACTTAAGTCAATAGTTTCATCATATATTCTCCTGTATGCATGTCTTTCAGTGACTCCAGTGTAATCATTATTATTTTCTGTTGTTGCTAACGATGATCCTGGAAGAACTGCTTCATGACACATTATATTTAATCGGTCTACTTGACTAGGAGTTCCACCCAATACTCTAGTTAATGTTGTACGTAACGGTCCCACCGGAAGACCAACTTCCACATCAAAATGCGACGTTGTTGCCGGAGCAAGCAACGTTGCCTTAATAGTATCGATGTTTCTTATGGTAGGCATTTATAAATATTTTTACCTTATATATTATGTATGGCCGAAAGTAAGAAGAGTTTATTTAAACCAACTAAACCAAGGAAATACAAAGGTGATCCCACTAATA